CCCGCTGGCACTGCTGCTGTATCGCAAGCCGTACCCACCGCGTTTCATCCTCAGTGATCGGAGGCGTAGCTGCGTGAAGGGCTGAGACAATATCAGCGATCAGTTCTGAGCGTTCTTCGGGGGTCATAGTAGTCCAATCGTCGTTACTCGCTGGCCGTAAGGTCAGTCGTTAAATCTTTGCAATCCGCGTCTTGATGCCCTGCTGCCAGTCAATCCAAGTTGTCGTGCTGTTGACGGCATCGTCGTATTGCATACCAAACTGCTCGCCTGTTGATTTCAGGTTGTACTCGGTGGCTCGGAGTTCTTGGTAGGTTGGTGGCGGTGGAATGTCGGCTGGTTCTGGGGTGTTGCCTTCTGCTAGCCACCCCTGTACTTCCTGATAATCTCGATTGCCTTCAGCCATCGGAACTGCTATATTACCGTTGACTAGGTATCCAGCTTCTTGCAGCTTTACTGTAGTAATCATGTTATAGCTCCGAATCAAATTGAAGATACCCTGTAGTACCATTTGCTACAGCTAGAATAGCTGCCTGTCCCGCACCACCTGCGGCGTTGTTCTGTACAGAAAGGTATGCGGATTTTGTGTTAGCGAAAGTACCCGAGATACCTGTAACAGTCGCCTCGAAAGAAGTACGGTCTGCCACTATGAGATTGGCTTGGGTTACACTGGCAGCAGTTCGCATCTCAACAGGAAAAACAAGGAAAGACTTAAAGTTAGTTGTATTCCCCAGAACACCTGCGCTTAATCCAACGTATGATGTGCCCCCAAATTTCTGAAAGTACCTCTGACACAACGCCAACTCCTGCCCATACTGCCTGCGCTCAAAAGGGGTTGCTACGCTTCCGGCCTCTAGCTGAACCAGCGACAATGTGCCAGTGTCGAACTCAATGTTTAGGTTTGTTCCACCAGTCACAGTTCCAGTAACACCAGAGCCAGCATAAGAGCCGCCACCAATCTTACCTTGAGCCGTACCAGTCCATGACAGCGTGTATGTGCCACTCTGTAAGTTAATGCCCTCAATGACTTGAATCAAAGAGCCAGCCGTGATGGTTAGTGTGGTGATGTTGTTGCTTGTTGCAAAGGTGTACGTACAGCCACTTGCACCAGCCTTGAAGCGGTCATGTCCATAAGCACCCGCAGAGAGCGTAACAGTACCTGAGACAGCCCGTTGGTTGATGCCAAAGTTACCGTTAATAAGGGCGTTCTTAGCGCCTATTGCACCACCGTTGATGGTGGATATTGTTAAATCGCCAGCCATTATTTAATCTCCCGTTGCGCCGCTTCCCAGCACTCTTTTAATAAGTCTTCGTAACTGTCATAACCACCGCCTAGTGAGGCAAACCATTGTTCAAATGTCATGCCGCCTCCTTTGGATACTTATCTTTTACAGCCTGAATTATTGCCGCCATCTCTGCTGGAAATACACCTGCTTTGAACAGTGCGTCTAGCTGGTCACCGATGGGTGGGTATTCTATGACACGTTTTTGCTTGTATGCGTTAGGGTTAACCCAAGCATTAACGGCATCCATGTCAACTACTACAGCGTTACCGTCTTTGTCAAATGCACCCGCACCGTCATCAATGGTTACTACAGCAGGGTAGAGTGCGTATATTGCGGTGTGGTTCATCCTGCTATCTCCATGACTGTAATTGTCGAGGCAGTTCGGGCGTTATAGTATTGAGTGCCGTTAGTATCGCTTTGCGTTCTATTAACATATACATTCCCCCCCGGATTCCCCGGAGCGACTTGAACTTTATATGTTGTAGAAGATGTTGTAGCAGGGTTGTCAAGCAATGAACCTGACAAGGCAGTGGAAGAATTAGAATCTGCCACGTACGCGATTGATCCTGACGCTTGCGGCCTACTTCCCGCAACATCTCCAACACCAATTGCCGTGCTGCCTCTAAGCAATAAATAAGACGCCCCCGCATTTGCGTTTTGTCCAGCCAAACTCAAAGTTAACAGGACTAGAATTTTATTTGTGGCACTCTTTGGGGTAATGCTCACAGATAACCCCGTCACATCAGCCAGTGTGCTGGTAGTGGAAAAAGAATCTGTTTTGGTTGTGCTGACCACTTGAACCACCGAGCCTGCCGGGAAGTTGGCGTTTGATGCACTGGTCAACACCGTCCCACTCTCATCAGGCAACGTGAGCACTCGGTCAACATTGCTGTTTGGGCTGGCTACTGTAAAAACACCTGTGCCGGAGGCGTTGCCGGAGATTGCTACTTGGCTCATTAAACCTCCTGTGGCATTGCTGCCTTAATTTCGTCTGCTGTAGTCGCAGCGTTAATGGCTGTTTGCATGTCGTCATACTTGGTGCGGACAACAGCTCGGGCTTCTTCGGCTGCTACGGCTTCTGAGGGAATGGTTGCTTTAATGTCCAGCGGAGCAAACTCAACTGAACGAGCAGCACGGCGGGCATCGTGTGCAATGTGTTTTGCTTTGCTGATGTTTATGGTGATCATGTTGTAGCCTCCGAGCCGTTAGGCGAGTATTCCCATGCGTTGCGGAATGTGCGGTCAGCTGGAATGTCGGCTGCGTCCACGATGCTGTAGGGCTTGCCAGCGGGTACGTCTTTAGCTGCAATCTCTTCGATGGTTAAGCCGCAGTCGGCTGGGACAATGATGGCAACGCCACCTTCTGTTTGGTAGATTATTCTTTTCATATTGTTCCTTTTAGCGGAAGAAGGACAGCGTAATTAAGTTTGCATCGGCCGGATTAAGTCCACCCTGAGCATATTTTATGCTAATATTCGACGCTAAAGGAGGGTTACCAGTGTTGGTAATTACAGTTCTTGTTTCTCCAGTTGCGCCTACATAGCCAGTAGCAAAACTATAATTCGCATCCACCATCGCAGTCGTAAAGTTAACCGTGTAGTCACCAGTACCGTTGTCAGTAATACTACTCACATTCCCGCTGGCCCGAATAGCCACCGTGCCAGTGCCATTAAAATTCACCCAAGCCCTGCAAGCATACAAAGGTGCAGAGCCTGTGGCGTTGAAGGCAGCTGCTACTTGAGAAGATACAACATTACCTGTTGTGTTTCCATTCCCACCTTGGGCCAATGGCAGGGGTGTTTGAAATGTGGCTGAGCCTGAGCCGTCAATAATCGTTGGCATACATGTTCCTTAAAGTACCACCCAGCGTGAGCCGGATGCAACTGTGACTGTTTGGCCTGAAGCCACTGTTATTGGGCCAACTGACATGGCGTTCTCACCACTGGCAATTGCATAGCTGGTTGCCACTGTTTGGTTGTTCACCACAATCCCATTACCAGCATTGAGCACGCTTGATTTAAGTTCTCCCGTGCTTGGCTTGTACAGCAGCTTTGCGTTACCTGTGAACACCGTCAAAGCCGTACCGCTAGTGGCATTTGCAAACAACGGAAAAACATCTGTTGCAGTTGTTGTATCGTTGCTAATTGCTGCACCACCGACTGAAGCCCAAGAACTTCCGTTGTAGCCCTCAAACTGGGTTGTAGTGCTGTTAAACCTGAGCTTACCTGCGGCTCCTGTGGGGCGCTGGCCTGTTGTACCGGCTGAGAGCTGCACTGCTCCGGTAGAAGTGAACGCAGAGTCATCTGAAGCCGTCAGCACAGTCACTGCCGCAGTTGATGGGGTCGTATCGCCTACAGTGCCGTTGATATTGATCGAGGCCGTACCTGTCAAGTTCGTGACTATACCGCTGCTAGGGGTTCCTAGGGCAGGAGTTACCAGTGTCGGAGAATTGGAAAGCACCATGCCCCCCGTGCCCGTCACGGCGTTGGACAGCGTTACCCCGCCGTAAGTGATAGCCCCGGTTGTACCTAACGTAGTAAAAGAACCCGTGCCCGGAGTTACGTTACCAACTGAAGTGCTATTAAGCGTGCTGGTAGTGATCGCAACACCGCTGATTGTTCCGCCAGTTACTGCGGCAGCAGTAGTAATACCTGTATTAATGTTCGTAAAATTAGCATCAAGCTCTGCGTTTGTTAGCGGAGAGCCTTTACCGGCGCGTGTTACGATGACTGCCATAATAGCCTCTAATTAAGAAGCGGACAGTGTGATTGTCCAAGTGATTTCCATTGTGTCGTCAGCAGCTTTGTTAACGACGGCGAACACGGTGCGACATAGCATGTCCCCGCTAGTAGACGCATTGAAAGTACCGGCTTCAGTGACTGCACCAGTGCCTGCACCAGCGCCAAACGTAGCGACGTAGACAACTTTTTCGTTATTGCTACCAGCAATGGTTGTGCTGTCAAGCGATACCCGGCTACCTAGCGCAGACCCTAGTGCGGTATTTCCTGCGGCTGCGGCAGTCGTATCCGAGCCTACACCCATGTGACTCATTACGTTCTTTGCGGTTCCCACCATGCGACTGATGATGTACGCAAGCCCGGTGTTCACAACTAAGTTTCTGATCTCGCGTTTTTCTTTTATAGACCCATCACTGCGTTTAAGTACGATGTCAACGTCACCGCGCATCTTAGGAAATTCGTTCATGTTCATGGTCTACTCCTTAAAAAGTTTGACTTTGCCCAACGTAATCTTCGGCAAAGTAAGTCATGTCCACAGTGTACCCTTGCAAGCGCAAAGACCCGGCTGTTGTTAGGTTTGCCGCGTCGCTGAGCGGTTTTTGCGTAGCAATTTTAGGGGCATCAATAGCCGTGGATGTGTTATCAAAATCTCGGTGATAGGTCACTTTGCGCACAAAATCTTCGGCTGCTAGTAAACCTTGGTCTAGGGACTTAAAAAACGCAAGCGTCTGGTCGTCCCCCGGTGATACCCCGTTTAAATCATCGGTCGAAAAAACGGAATGATCTAAAATTTTGGCGAAAAACTTTGCCCTAGCATCTGTAGTCCCAGCATCATCACCGATGGGTTTACCGACACGTTTAAAAACTTGCGATGGCTCAGTGTAGGTCTGCGCCAGTGGCGCACCGACAATATAATCCTCATCAAAATACTGTTCACCATCGCCGAACCCGCCACCATCTTGGCTTGACTTAGTAAATTTTAGTTTCTTCGACTCAAGCGCAGCTAGAGCATCTGTACGTTGCTTAAGAAAATTTACGACCCGCACCTCGGAAACTATCGCAGTGTCCGTGAGCTTAATGAACAGAATGAATCGCCCAATGGCTACCGCTAGTTGTAGCGCAGCTACAGAAGTACTTGTGGAAAGCGCAGACACAGCTACCGCCAGTTGTTTGGAAAGTGCTCCCAAACTTAGGCGTATAGCATTAGCTACGACAACCAGTTTCATGCGAACTCCTCACGCACAACAAATTGCAAAATATTAAAAATTGTTTCCCGCAGTCCTGTTGGGAATGTGACTTCAACTTCTCCTTCGTACTCTCCAGCGTCAATGTCTAAATCACCGCTTAGCCATTGCAAAATCGCAACGCCGTTTGTAGCGGGGGCCAACACCGTAGCAGTGCGGCTAAACAGCAACACCTCTGTATTGATAGCACGAAAGTGCATCACGACCGTAGCAGAGGTCAGGTCAACAGCCGCATTAGTCAGCGTGTCTGTAATAGTAAACCGAAGCTGCGGCCCGGTATCGTTTTGAACAAGTCTAATCGTCGCCATGTTAAGCCCCAAATGGTTGCATCCGAGCACGCATTGTGCCCCGAGCATTGCCTAAGTTAGCCCGAATCCGACGCTCCGATACCTGCGACAAAAATTGTTTAGCGTGGTAGGCTGCTAGTTCTCGGTCAGACCAATTTACATTGGGCAGTACCAGCAATTGTTGCAATGCTCCATGCACGATAGCGTCCTCCAACTCGTCTAATATTATTTCGTCGATACCTGTCGCTGATCGCGCCGGTTTCAACGCATAGAACATCCGCACGTTGTACGGTTTATTAGCATCGGGCAGCGGTAAGACTGCAAATTGATGCGGTGAAATCTGCGTAATCGACCGTGGTTGAGAGCCGTATTTTTCAATGTCCCCAGAGGTCGTGTACTTGTCTGCCCACATGGGGTAGCTGCTAAGCGCCTGTTCTAGAATTAACGGTTCTAACAAAACGTCATTTACCAATGTGCCAAAAATCGCCTGAACTTGTGTGTCAGCCGGTTTGTTGAACGGATAAATAAATGTGCCGGGGGTTAAATTAAATCTTGGCTGCTGGTAGCGCCAGTAAAGCGTACGCTCGCACGTGCGGATGGCAGCATCGCGGATGTACTGCACCACGGTCGCGTGTGGGCACCCCGGCACAGAAGCCTGTATACGAGGGACAAGGGAGGCAAAAGTACGGTCGGCCATTAAATCACCTGTTTCGGGTTTTGCCCGCCAGCCTCGGTGTCAGTGATTGTGCGCGACTGCAACGACACGCCAAGACTCTGCATGAAGGAGTCTTGGAACAGTTTAGCACGGCCAGAGTTTACATGCTCGTTGTCAATGGACTCGGCCAAAAACACAGTGCCGTCTACCACGGTGGGGAAGTAGACATCCGTAGGGAACGTAATCTCTTGATCAAACGTATATTCTGGCGGGGTCTGTGCGTACTCTCCTACAAGCACAACATTCACTGAGGGGGCGGGGTACACGAAGAATCTGTTGGGGTTGCGCACATGGCGCATGAAGTTCACAGGTCGGCCCGGAAGCTCATTAAACCAGCCGGGATACGTGCGATCCAGTGTCTGCCGGTTGACCTCGGTAACGGCATCGCCGTTCTTGACTTGGAAGATTTCGATCAACCGTGCCGAGTCGGCGGGGCAGCTTTGCAACACAGTGCCTGTGGTGGTCGCGAAGTCCGCGATGACGGCAAACAAATCAGGGCGAAGCATCACCATACGCTTGAGTATTTGATTAACAAAGCCAAGCATCACCGCATCGCTGTAGCGGAACGGTGTCTGCGTGTCTTGGATCAGACGGCGCACTTCAGTGATGACTTCGTTGGGTGTCATGCAGGCAGTCCTCGTGAGGCTTCTTCGGCTAACTCAGGAGAAGTATACGCTGGGGCTTCAGGAATGTCATCTGTTGCTAAATCAAGCGCACCTTTTTTCTTACGGCCACTTGCCTTTATTCCTTCGACACGCATCGCAGCGCTGACCGGAATAAACCGCTCTGGGTATGCGACTTCTTCAGAAACAACCTCGCACTCTGGATTCTTTGCCAGAATAGGATTGAAATCGTAAATGAATCCGTCGCTCTTAACACGTATATACATCTTGCTCATGTGGGTTCTTTCGTGGTTGGTTATCGGTACTTTGCAGTTTTTTGGGCAACGCTCTTTGGTTGGGCTACGAACTGCTTCCCCGCAGCTTTACCAGCGCGTTTTGCGCGTGTTGTCGCAGCGTACTCAGCAGGGCTAAGGCTTTTGATCGCAGCTTCTGGGAGGTATCGCTCACCAGTGTCAGAAGATTTTTTACCACTTTTGGTTTTCCAATTTTGATTGCCCCAGTCTTTCAGGGATTTCTGGGGGGTTTTCATTTCTTTTTCTTTGGTAGCGTATGTGTCAGCACCTTGCTGGCCGGTGTGTGCTTGGCACCAGTCATCACCATGCCGCCCACTTTGTGGGTGACGCCTTTGTACACCTTGCCGTCTGGGGTGTAGTGTGTTTGGTTCTTACTCATTTGTAGCCCCCGCCTTTTGCTTTGTAATTTTTTGCCAGTAGCTGTGCTTTTCTAGCGCTCCACTCGCCCGCGCCCGTACCCTGCACAGCCCGCGCTTTGATAGACTCAAACAGCGCCTTGCGCATTGTGGGCTTGGTGTAGTTGCCAGCGGCGTTGACGGTGGACTTGGGTTTGGGCTTGGTTGCCATATCAACACTTCCATGCTTTTAGTGATAGCGCTTTACGAGTGGGCTTACCCTTCTCGTCTTTCATTGGCCCCGGCATCCCAGACATTCGGGCACAAAATGAGGCGCGTCGCCCCTCGTCTTCCTTCGTCTTGGGGTTCGGCGCTGGCGGTTTGAGTCCGGGTTTACCCGGATTGGCTTTGTTGTAGGAGGCGCGGCCCTTGGCGTTCAAACCGCCCTTTGGGTCTTTCCCTTCCTTGCGAGTCCATGCGGGGGTCTGTGCCATGCTGACTCCTTATGCGATAACGGATTTGATGACCGCAAACTGCAACACGGGGGTGTCGGTACCAGCGGACGGGATATTGGCGTTGCTAGTGTTACCTACTGCAATCACACACGAACCGGCTGCGGCTGCTACAACCTGCGTTTGGTAAAACTTGCGCGTGCCTGCGGCGCACCCCGACTTGATGCTCAATACGACCACATCGTTGGCACCGATCTTGCTGTTGGTCAGTGTGAATTCGTTGGCGTCATTCCCGGAGATAACTGCTTCAAAGAGCGTGATCTGTCCTGTAATCTGATTGAGCGTCACACCCGTGGCGCGACTCGTCAGTTGCGTGACCGTGCCGCCTGCGCTTGCCGTGTACCCAAGCCCTATAGTGGCTAGTACTGTGCCGCCCGTAATCGTTACATTGTTGGACACAATCGTGCCGGATTGAATGTCGGCTTTTGAAACTACAACAGTACCGGTGCCATTCGGCGTTAGGTTAATATCACCATCGGTATTGGTAGAGGAAACTGTGTTGCCGTCTAGTTTTAGGTTATCTACAGACGCAGAGTTAGTACCGACCTTCAGCGCAGTCGCTACTCCAGTGCCGCTGTATACCGTCTTCTCGGTCGCGGTCGGGCCGTCGTCAACGTGCAGCAGTTGATCGTACGTGGAGGCAATTGTTGCACCGGTTAGGTTAGTTGGCATTCATCTCTCCTATAAACAGGGGGCACGAAGCCCCCTGCTAGTTTACAGCAACGCTGGCGTGACATCCGTAGTGCCATCTGCGTTAACCCAAGTTGAGTTAGCGTTGGCACCCGTTGCGATCTTGAGCGTGCTGAGAGTTGTGTTAAACACGATAGTCCCAGCAGCCTTACCAGCCGTGTTGACTGCGTTGGCAATGTCGGCGATTTGCACCGACGTTGCTGTGCGAAGCTGGATGTACCCAGCCGTCGCGTCTACGTTTCCGGTCAAAGTCCCGGAGGCGGTCAATGTACCCGTCACAGTCAGCGTTTGCAAAACTGCTTTGCCGCTGTTGATCGTTACATTGTCTTGTGCAATACCTGTATAAAGACCCATGATGTTCTCCTTTTAGAGACAGGGGCCGAAGCCCCCATCAATTGGTTACGCCGCTGCGGTGCTCGATACGTTTGCTACGATAGCAAACACATTGATCACACCATTCGTACCCACTGCGGTATTGAACAGAACGTCAATGGTATCTGCTGTAGCAAACACGGTGGGGTTGGCTAAGTTCGTAATGCCGTATGCCAAAGCATTGTTAGCCAATACGCTGGTGTATGCAGCAGTCGCACCGCCGTAACCAACACTGTATGTACCGGTCGTGTTGGTTGTCTCGGCTTCGAGCACTTGGCATCCTGCGGACAGGACAACAGAACCCGCTGGAAGCCGAATTGCTTCCAGAACGTCGCCAGCAGCCAGTGCAGTAGCACCAGCAGCCAGACGAGCAGCAATAACTGTAGCAAGGTCAATTTTTACCTCAAACCTCGAAATAGAAGTGACGTCAGAGGGGAAGGCAGCAGTGCCCTTGTTGAACCCCAAAGTATCGGTATAGGTAGCCATTTTAATTTCCTTTCAATGTTTAGACGAAGACGGGGGCCGAAGCCCCCATCAATCAGAAGCTGATGACAGCCGTAGCCAGAGCTTCACCCTTGACAACCTTGTAGCCGTAGACTTGCAGACCACGGATGATGTTGCCGAAGGTGGACTCGGAGCGGATGGTTTCCATATTCGTCATCTGCGATGCGAAGGTGAAGCCCATCTTGTTTCCGGCGATGATGTTGTACTTGCCCGAGGACGCAGCAAGGTTGTGGCTGACGTAGATGGTGAAGCGATCAACCATACCCAGACGACCGTTGCGAACGATGGACATGCTGTCGCCAGTTAGCGAAGCGTCTTTCAGTTCAGACTTCTTGATCAAGCCAGCCATCTTGGCAGGGATGACCACGAAGCGGTCTTGCTCGGGGCTGTTAGCTTCGTCCAACACGGTGCCCAAGTCCACCAACAGATCGACGACAGAGGTGGTGCTAGAAGCGCCGTCCTTGGTCACGATCAGAGGCGCACCAGTGGTGCCGAGGTTGAACGAGGCAGACTGCTCACCAGCGGTCAGACCCTTGTTAAAGGCACTGATACCGGGCAGGATGTCGGTCAGCACGCGCTGGTCGATCTTGATCTTCATACGCTCAGAAGCGTCCTTCGACCAAGTGTCCATCAGGTTGATGTCCGACTGAACCTTGTCCACATCGTCCTCAACGCAGGCAAAGTACTCACCCTTGTCGATCACGAGTTGCAGCTTAGGCTTGTCAGGATTTTCCACGGTCAGGGTTTGGCCCTTCACGTAGTCGCGGATGGTGATTTCCGGCGTGGTGCGGATGTTCACAGTGTCGCCGAACTGGCGAATCTCGCCTTCGTAGGCGGTGTTCGAGATAGCTGCGAGCACGGTGGCGTCGTAGAAGTTCTCGATGAGTTTGCCAGACCAAATTTCAGGGATAAAGTTGCCACTGTAATTGGGACGACCGGGGGAAACGGGATAAGACATGATGTAACTCCTCTAATCAGACATTTGCTTGTATGCGGTTTTCTCGCTGTGCAGCGAAAATATCGCGTTCGATTCGGGAACGATCCTGCTCTCGGCCTTTGAATTTGCCCATGCGGACATCGTCGAAAAATTTCTGGATGTCGTTGGGCGAATACATCTTGCCTTGGTTGGCAGTTGCAGGAGTTCCGGTGCTGCGTGAGCGACCGGGGGAAACCTGTCTTTCCAACTCAGAAGTAGGAGAGTTCCCAGTGGATTGAGCAACGGCGGCTTGCCCAGAAAACTCTAGCCAAGTGCGGAAAAAATTAGCGACACGCTGGGGTTCAAGCGCACGCTGTGCATCGTCGAGATACGTCTGCCTCACAATGCCTGTCAACGGGTCAGCAGCGAGCAGCCATGACTGGAACTCAGCGTTATCGTTGATCTGGCGAAAGTTCGGGACAGCAGCAGACAAGTCAGACCAGAACTGCTGTTCGGCAGTCATTTGCTGGCGGTGCGCCACAGCTTGCATCTGGGGCACAACTTGTACCTGCATTTGGCGCAGTGTTGCTTCGAGCGACGCAATACGTTGAGCTACAGTCCCGAGTTCTTCGCGGCTAACCCTACGCATCATGTCCAAAGACTCGCCATACTCCTCAACATCTTTGTCGGTGACAAGACGTTCTGCTGTTGCAGGTGCAGCAGCGGAGGCTGGTATGGCAGAGATCGAAGCAAGCAACTGTTCCATTTGCTGGACACGCTGCTGCATTTCCCGGTTCTGCTGGTGCAGACGTGGAACTTCGGCGTTGTACATGCCCTGAAGTGTTTTGTACTTCTGGACAACAGTTTCTTCCGGCACATTGTCGGCACCTGTTTTCGGCTCAGCTTCAGGTGCCGGAGCAGCATAGTTCGGCACAGAATTTGCGTCGGCGGGTCGCGTTGCGCTAGTGTTCTCAGGGGCCGTGACGGTGCCATCGGCAGGAGGCGTAGCCTTCGTGCCTGTGTTTTCGTCCGGGTTGAGTTGTTGGTACAACTGCTGAACTGCCTCGGTCTGTTTGCGAATTTGCTCTGGAATAGCCATGTTGAACGCTCCTATCGGTGTGCGTGATTAAAGACGGCGAGTTGCATCATAACTTTGCCGCAATAGCAGGGGATTCTTTGGCGAACTCAATGAGTTCGTTCATCATCTGGCAGCGCCCCTGAAACACTGCCGGATTATCAATCGCAAAAGGGAGACGCTTCATCTCATGCGCGAACACGCCCTCCATCCACACCAGAAGTTCTGGGTGTTGCCGGACAGCTTGCGCTAGTCCTTTGATGATGTGCGGTTCAGGCTTGATCATGCTGCCATCCCACTCACGCGACTCTGTACCGTGTTCGCTTCCATCCCGCCTTTGGGAGAACCGTCAGGTTGTCGAGGTGCGCCACCTTGTGGCTGCTGTGCCTGCTGTTGTGCAGCGGCCATCGCAGCGCGTGTGGCAATACGCCCCGTATACCCTTCCTTCTCCCGAGACGGAACAACGTCGTCTGCGGACATTTGCAACCCTTTCGCCACTTCCCGCAGGATGGTGGCGCGTCCCTCCTTGCCGATGATCTCAAGATCAACGGGGTTGGCGGTTGCGTTGAGAAACTCAATGCGGCGAATGTTAACAGTCTCCTTGACCGCAAGATTGATTGCGCCCTTGGCAAGCACTGTCACGTCGCCTTTGATCGACTCGTCCTCGTCGTAGCGCATGTTGTACACGAACTGACGCAGGACAATGGGTTTGACAACATCGCTGTCAATGTGCATCACGACTTGGCGAATACCCTTCCCCGCCGCGCCCATAAGCATGGACAGGCCAGACGACGTGCGACCAGCTCCTTGCACGTTCAAGTCACCGTAGACGTATGCGGGTATACCCGAATGATCGTCTGCCAAGCGGCTAAACTTTTCGTAAACAGCCATGAGTTCTGACGCCCGCGAGTCCGGCTGCGTAAACCGGATGGCCGGTGCGCTGGAACCCACAGGGTCGTTGATCGTCTGCCAGATTTTCCAAGGGGTCAACTGGGTGATGTCTTCGTTGGGCGGCAGACGCTCTACGTTGACTTCGACCTGCGGCCCGGAGGAGATGCCCATGTTGTTGACTAGCGCTCGGGCGGCGGCGTTACACACGCCCTGCAAGTCTTCAATGATTTCGGGTATACCCTTACCCCAGAACGCGCCGGGGCATTTGATGAACGAGGTCTTGGCGTAGGGCTTCTCCCCCAACGGGTCGTAGTTGAGCACTGCCTTAATGACGTAGTTGCCCACCAACCACACGTTTGCGTCGTACTCACGAGCCTCGTCGGGCACGTCTTCGTTGGACAGACCCCACTCGCGCAGCATCTTGCCGCTGATCTTGCCCCAGAACTCCAGCGCATCGAACTCGGTAGTAGGCTTCATGTACGCATAAAACTTGCGCTCCTCCTCGTCCTTCTGAAGTTCCACGTCTTCGTTGATCCACGACAGACCATTGCCAATTTCCAACACCTTGCGGATAGCGTCTTCATCGTAGCCCGGAACGCCAATCAAGTCGGACATCTGCATCCGGCTAAGGGGGTGATACTCAAACAGGTAGCCTTCGTTGATCGTGCTGACCCCCGGCTCAGGGTAGATGTAGAACGGATCGACCCGCTCGCACTCGGGGCCAAGGCGCTCAGTGGGTTCGACAACTGTCTTGCCCATCGCGTTAACCTTCCAACCCAGCACGCGCTGGCGGCGCACAACAGGGCCTTTAATGAAGGCTGCGGGAAAGGTCACGAGGTCAGTAATAAAATCGTTGAACGCCGTCTCCCAGCCTCCCTCAGCAAACTGGTCTTGAATCTTGACCTTCATCCTGTCGGCACGCATCTGTGCTTGTTGTAAGATGGAGAAGCGATAGTCTTGGCTGACCATCTCGCGCATCTCAGACATCTCCTCACGGGTCGGCGCTTTGCCAAATTCTTCAACCATTTTGAGCACACGTTCTGCAAGGGCAGTCTGCACCTCTTGGGTCTGCATGGGACTGAGGTTAGGAATGGGCGTAGACTGCAAATCCCAAGGGGGTGAACCGTTGTCGAGCAAGATGTCCCGCAACCATGACTCGGCTGCACGGCACTTGACCTCAGTGATCATCATATACAACTCAGAGCCGCCCTGACCCCGAACCTGTTGCAACTTGTCTGCCTCGTATTGTCCGTTGCGCTGACGCAACGCACGTAGCATGATTGTATCGATGGGCTTTCTTGCCATCTGGGCGCGATCCCAGCAGCCGCGCAAATATGAGGCCAGCCCGAGAATAACGGGCTGGTTCTGACGGTCTTGCAAAGCGCGATCCGTCGCTTCTTTCTCTTGACGATCAAGATCAGAGTTTGATACTACGCGCAGAAATGTAAGACCGGCCATTTATTTTTTCTTAGGTTGCTTCATCCGGGCTTCAGCGGCCTTACGCTGCGCAGGGGTTAGTGCCGACATCTGGTCAATATCCATTGGCGGAGCACCCTTATCAGCAGTGTAAACGCCAGCATCGAGTGGATCGGGCTTCGTCACCATGCCCCCCTTCTCATACGACTGAATGGAAGGAGAACCCATCTTCGCGTTGGTTGAAGTTATCGTGAACGGTTTGGCTTGGCTGCACTGCATGGTCACTCCTTACCCCATATCGAGGTTACATCAACAAGTATACACATTACAAAATAAAAAGAAACCCCCCGAAGTTTGCACTCACAGGGGGTCAACCCCAACTTGTGGTCGGGGAGGAGACAACTGCGGAGCAGTGACCGGAGCATATCACGTCCAGCCCACTGCTGACGAGCGTTTAATTTCTCTGCGCTGCTGGAGCACGTTGCCCTCACTGGCGTGTGCGATGTGGAGCATGAGGTACTGGAGCGCCTCGGCCACGTGGGAGTGTTTGTTCTTGTCGATGTCGCCATCGCCCTTGGGCTTAAAGCGATACCCACCCATCATGGCCGCTTTGAGTTGTGTGCAACGTGGATCGACAAGGAACGCCGGGTCGCCGTCCACCTGTCGCATGAGGTACTCGTCCACTGCGTTGATCCGTGCGGCCACGGCGTTGGTTCTGGCTGGGATAACTTTCATCCCCTCTGCTTTGATGATGTCCACCGCCGAGCGTTCGTCGGTCTGCGCCCGCTGCGTGCCTGCCGGATCAACGACGATGAGAACCGGAGCGCCGGGGAAGCGTTCGTACAGCAACGGCTTGAGCATGGTTCTCACAAACCTCTGCACACCCATATCGAACGAGACACACTCATCAAGTATCAGCGCCCGCCCACGGGGGTCTTGCTGCCCGATCACGGCTGCGGGGGTTAACCCCAAGTCCATGCCGATCACGATGGGCCGCACCCCGTTGACGATGGGCCGCAGGCGTTCTTTGCCCATGTGGTAGTCAGGCCGGAAGTATTTGTACACCGGCATACCCGCACTTGACAGCCCGTAGTCCCCGTCAATGTAAACCCGGATGTACTCCTCGCTGCGGCCTTGGGTGTCGTAGTACCCGTCGGGCAGGTTGTCAATGTTCTCGGCGTAGGGACTGCGCCCGCTGGGCTGCTTGAACACATCCCAGCCGTTGTCGTTGGGTGACACGCCATCTTTTGGGTCAAGCCCCTCCATCTGGTAGTACCACCACCCATCCATCGTTGGCGGGTTGGTGTCCGCCCACATGCCGTGCCACGTCGGCCCACCGTCCTTAGCCGAGGGAAAGCGCCCGATCCGTTTGGACATGGCGTCCACGATGTCGGGGTGGATGTCCCTACACTCGTTGAACCACGCGAAGGTCAACTCCAAGGAGTTCAAGTTCGCCACGTCGTCGGCATCATCCAGCGCCCGGAACATGATCTCGCACTCCACATCCCCCACCTTGAAGAAGTACGTCTTGGTGGTGCGCATGTACTGCCCACACTGCCCCGGTGGGAACCAGTCGAGGAACGTCTTGATGGTTGTGTCCTGCAACTGGCGCACAGTTTCCCGAACGATGGCCGCACGACTTTTGCGGATGCCATTGGCGTTGGGGGCCTGCATCGACGCTCTACGCACCACCTCAAACGAGCACGTCACACTCTTGCCACTCCCCACTGGCCCCATCAACACGCGCATTTTGGCGTCCGAAGACATGAACTTCTTGCCCGTAGGCGGTGGGGTAAAGTTGATGTCAAGCGACACGCGATGCCTCTAGGCCAACCAGTTGGATAACGAACTCACGGCCATGCTTCTTGCTGCGTGTGATCTTGGTCTGAAACGACATGTCGGCCCGCCCCAGTGCGTTCTCCACTGCCACCGCTTCGGTCGCGGTGCGAACTTTCACAGAGCGAAAGCCGTTGAAGTTTTGGGTGAATAGGGCTTCAATGTTCAATGGCAGTTGCATCTTCAATCTCGGTTGTGGTTGCTTCAATAATACGCGCATCGCGGGGGTCTGGCCCAAGGTTGATGGTGATCTTCACACCACCTCCGCCCTCTGATGTCACCTCGGTCTTTGGCTCCAGCCCTGCCCACTTGACCGTGCTCTTGATGAGGTCGGCCTTGACTGCGGGGGAGACGGCTGGGTCATGGATGAGGAGCCACGAGGTGGTGAGCAATTCTTCGGCTTGGGCGCGGGCCTTGAGCTTGAACGTCAGCCCCTTGTCGCGCACCTCGGAGCGGTAGTGCTCCACCTTCTTCAAGAAGATGGGGTCGGTGTTGAACGACAGAATGTTGCTGGCCGTGATGTTGTGTCGCCCCATGATTTCTTGGAGCGTCTCGCCACTGCCCTCAAGGGTTAGCGCAACATCAAATGCCAGTCGGTCGTTCCACTTGGTGTGATTGAGCGGGAGGTTATCCATGAGTGCAATATATCGGGGGGTTACGGGTGTGTCAAGGGGGGTAACTTTACATGTGCTATTTTTTATATAAAAATTTTAGGGTAACTTTACATGTGTTAAAAATGGGTCGTAATCAGCGCGGATGGGTACAAATAGTGGGGGGAGTCAAATTCTTCAATCCATGTACCCCCCTCTCTACTCGATGCTGTCAATCGGCAAACGAATAACCCCACAGACAAAGTAGGTAATTGTTCGCTGGGTTTCCCTGCTAACTTGACATTTTCGGCGGTATCGGCGAGTCTGAATTTGTTGACAGTGATTGTGCTGAAGACAAACAAAGCTCTTTAAAAATTCATGCGTCTCCTCGAATGATAATCTTAATTTGAAGGTTGCATATCGCTACCGGATTAGGGTTATCACTTAGGAGATAGTTATGTCAGATATGAAAGAACTTGTTTGGTTCACGGTTGACGAGTCAAGCATGAAAGGTGAACCCATCAAAGCCCTTGTAGCTTTGCGGAAAGCACAGAAGGCTTCGAATGAGGCGAAAGCAGAGTTTGAAGCGGCGTTCATCAAGGCTTCAACCGAAGCTGGAATCTTGCAAGACGGAAACAGTCTTGCCTTCGGATACCGCTTTGGCAAGCTGGCAGTGGCGAAAGTCGCCGCCAACGAAGTGAAGACCAAGGCTTCTAGCAAGCCGAAGTTCAGCTTCTAAGTAAATTCCCTGCGCAGTGACAGTGCGCAGGGTTCTTTTTTAACTGGAGCCTTTTTATATGACTGATGTTACAGATGCAATCCTCGCTGCAATCCTCGGGGCAATCATTGGGGCAATCATTGCCGCGCCCTTAGTGATGTCCTTCTAGCCACTACCCGCCACCGAAAGGTGTGCGGGTTTTTTTTGTTTGCGTGCAGCGTGCTTCTACTTGCAACCGCCACCGAAAGGTGTGCGGGCTTTTTTTGTTTGCGTGCGGCGTGCTTCTACTTGCAACCGCAGGGGGTTGATTGCCCCCTTCTTTTTCTTATATATAAACACACCATACGTCGGGGGTTTATAGCTTCACAATAGCGTAGTACCCCGATACAGTACAACCTTACACAATAAGTGTCAAGTAATGCGCTAACCTGACACAATCT